TCATGCTTCTTGCTGGTCTGAGCCTGATAAAAGGGCAAACCCGAAAAGGTCCTGCACTTCGTCCGGCATCGCCAAGAGGTCTTTCTTGCAGCCGCCGACCCAAATAAGCGGCTTGATCGCGGGGACGCTCTTCATGGCCAATTATACCTAAATAGGTATTACAGGCAATATGTGGCACCAGCCTTCCTATTCAGGCGGATGCAAAATTGTGCTCTTTTCCGGCAAAACTGTGCACCCGCTTCGGTTTCGGCCGCCTTCGCCCCTGCAGCCGCTGCTTTGGCCCGTGGATTCTGTGTGGAAGTCACGCCCGCTCACTTTCATCCTCATGGCTTTCGAGGCGGTCGATTCGCTCACGGAGTTCAGAGACGGTCGCCTTGATGCGGGCGATGTCCTCGCGGGCCTCAGTGACGGCACGGCGCCCGGCGATGTCGTTGCTAATGTCGGCTTTCAGCTGCGCGATCTCCTTGGCCGTGGTGGCAAAGCTCGCATCGATGTCATTGAACCTGCCAGAGAGCCACCAAGCCGCGCGGACGAGAGTGCCGGGCAAGGAAACCTCCTCGAATGTGGGATGTGGTCCGAACGGCGGCAAAACGACCACCAACAGGCGGGGTATTTGGTCTCGCCGCGGGCTCACTGCGTGCCCGCGGAATGCGGGCTCCTCGCCCGCCCGTGGCGCGGGAAACGCCTCGCACGAAAGACGCCGCACAGCTCGGAGCGATGACGGAAGGGTGGAAATTTCGGCGCGACGTCTTCGCCAGGCTGCTCAGGCCGAGATCAGACGGCGCTACCGCTCATCCTGGCCTCGGCACACGCGCGACTCGGCGTCGAGGCGCGATAACTCATTGACGATCGCGAGGGCATCCTTGTCGCGATGCCTCTCGACATAGCGCGCGGCGCGTTCCAGCGCGTCATCGCTCAGCGGGACCGGACATATGCGCGAAAGCTGGCGTTTGATTTCGGCTCTACGTGCTTCGGGAGTTGCTTTACCCTGGACCGCCCGGATCGCCGTGACCGCCAGAGGTTTTTCTGGATCGCAGCCTCCGAGCCAGGGCGTCAGGATCGTCAGAATAAGAATTGAGGCGGCTGCGCGCATCGCTGATTTCCGATATCGCCTGTTGCGTTTCAGTGGCGGCCTCGGCGGCGCCCGCGCGTTCATGGGCGCCGTCGAGATCGGCGCCATTCTGGGCACCTTGATGGGCAGGCCGCGCAATAGCCTTCGCCCCCGCCAAAATGCCATTCGGCAAGGGCGATCACGCGTTTTTTTTCGCGTCCTGAATAAGGGCAGGCGCGACATAGAGCCGGTCGATGGCATCGAAAAGAGGCCAGACTTCGAGCGCGGCATCGATGGTCTCGGCCGCCGGTTCCACGGGGTTGCCGTCTTTGTCTCCGATGCCTTCCCAGGCGGCGATGCCAAAATGCGCGAGCGAGCGGGTGAAGGCGAGACCGGCCTTGATTGCGGCATCCTCGCCGCCCGCGCGCAGCACATCGGCCGCCGCAGCGCGTGCAACGAGGATTGCCGCCACCGTTACTGGCCGGAACTGGACGCGCACGCCGGGAACGAGATCGAGCCAGTAGGGTTCTGGGGGATTTAGGCCGATTTTCAGCATGCGGTCATGACCTCCGATCGATAATCTCCGGGTGATTGGACGATTCGCGCGGCTGCGCTTGACGGACTACGCAATTCGCGTAGATAACGAATGGACTTCGAGTGGGACGAGGCGAAGAGCGAATGGACCCGGCGCGAGCGCGGGGTCGGGTTCGAGACGGCCGTCCGCATTTTCGAGGGACAAGTCGTGGAATGGGAAGACCAGCGCCACGCCTGGGGCGAGATCAGAATTGTCGCGGTTGGCGTGGTAGAGAGCCGGTTTGTGACGGTGATCTACACCCTGCGAAACGAACGGCGGCGGATCATCTCCGCGCGGCATTCCCGGAAGAAGGAGAAGGAACGGTGGCTATCGTTCGCAAGACCCTAAAGGAGATCAAGGCGTCGAAGCCCGACGTGGACTGGGCAAAGTTCGATGCCACGACCGAAGAAGACATTCGCCGCCACATGATCGAGGACGGCGAGGATCCTGACGCAGAGTACACGCTCGAAACCAGCTTCTCGCCTCATGTGATCCGCAAGCGGCTCAACATGACGCAGGAGCAATTCGCCGAGGCTCTCGGCATTCCCGTCGCCACTCTGCGCAACTGGGAACAGGGGCGCAACGCCATTGATCCCGCCGCACGGTCCCTGTTGATACTGGTCGCGCGCGATCCGGAAGGGACCCTTGCCGCTTTGGCCGCAGCCCGCGCGGCGTAATCAATAAGCCGTGACATCGTTCACGAGCACGGCGGTCATCGTCTTGCCGGCCACCGGGTCCTTGGCCGCTTGATAGGCAAACGTGGCCTGGATGCCGCCAGGGCCTTGGACCGGCTTTTCGGCTTCGGCAGAAAGACCTCGTACATCCTGAAACTGAGTTCTTTGCCGGACGCGATTTTCCAGCCGAACGATAGCTCGCTCGCCAGGCCGTTGACCGCCTGATCGAGGAGAACCGTATCGGCGAATCGCACCACGATATTGCCGTGCGCCGCGACATTTGCCGGGTCGGCATCCTCGATGCGGCCATCCGGGCGGATCGTCTCCACCTTATCCAGGCTGTTCGAATAATCGATCTCGGCCGAGACGATGCTGCCAAGGGGCACGCCGTTTCGGATGATCTCACCCTGGAACTGGGAGAACCGCTCGATTACGGCCTCCGTTGGCGAGCCTGCCCCCGATGATGCCGACTTCGTCTCGCCTTGTGCAGTCAGGGCCATGGTCGCATTCAGGGGCCCCGAGCGCTGCATCTGAATGCGCATCGAGTTGGCTCGCGCACCGAAATTCATGCCATAGCTCGGCACGTCCGGCAGTCCGATTTCGATCGACATGGACGGCAGGGAAAGGGTGCCGGAGTCGAACACGTGATTATATGGCCCGGTTGCCGATCCGCCCGAAAGATTCGTGCCGGAAGGCGTCACATTCGATGCCGGAGTTGACGATGCAGCGAGCGTCACGCTGTTGCCGCTCGTGCCCACGGTTTTGTGCGTAACTGTGATCCTGGTCCCCGCCGCGTTCAGCGTATAGCGCTCGGATTCCAGCGCCGCCGTCGCGCTGGCGTTAAGGCCTTGTACGGCTGCAATCAGGGTGTCCTTCAGCGTCGCGCCGATATTGCTCTCGTCCCCTGTCGCGCCGCTCGATGTGAACGTCCAGTCGGCACCGCCGATCGTGATGGTCGACCCGCTCGCTGGCTGCGCCGAAAAGTCAAAATAGCCAGACGCGGTGACTCCCTGTGCCGTCGCAGGCGCGCCCAGCAGCAATTTGAGCCAATAGCCGAAATTGCGCAGGTCGACGGGCACGACAACATCGCCATCATTGTTGATCACATCTCTGCCGGGAGGCAGCGGCTCGCGGCCGAGCCCCAAAAGGTCGCTTGCGATCAGGTTCTGCTCCTCGCCAAGCGCCGAGGAGACGAATGGTAATCGCTTGTAGCCCGATGCGGGCGGTGTGCCATAGGTTGTCTCGTAAGCCGCAGACATGATTGCGTTCGCACCCCGGGCGCGAGGCATGATTCTCTCCTGTTGTTGTCAGTTCAACGGATCAGCCGTGCCGTAGACCGCGATGATCGCGGCATCGGCCCAGCGGCCGGCAAGGGCGCCTGCGGTCTCGACATCGGCTGTCGCTGGAGCTTCCGTCTCGATAAAATCGCACAATCCGCCGAGCGTCCGGTTGCCGACGACCGCTGCTCCGATCTGCCCAAGAATCGCATCGAGCGCCTGTTCGCGTGGGCTCGCTGGTTGATGGACAGCAACCTCGATCGGTATGCGATGGGTGTAGATGTAAGTGAAGGGCGAGAGCGTGATCTCGGGCTCGCCCGGGTCGCCATCGCGAATGATCACGAGCCCGCCGGGCGGGATGCGCTCTGGCTTGTCGAAGTTGCGTTTGACCTCGGCATTAGGCAGCGCACTGCTAACAAGGGTCTGCACCGCCGCTAGCACTGCTTCGCGTTTTCGAGGTCAACTAAAGTCTCCAGCGCTGGACGATTAGCGCTCGGCCTCGGCCAGCGCTTCACCGAAATCGGAATGTTAGCGTGATGTGCACGGTTACTTTTTACGCTTCGGGAGTCGCGTTTTTATCGTGAGTATGTAGTTGGCTCCTTTGAGCCCCGCTTCATGGGGTCCCGCCCAGATGAGATAATACAGCCGTCCGCCTCGCGTGTTCGTCACCAGTTGCGCCTCTGAGACTTGGCCGAACGCGCTCCCGAGACGTCCCCTGTACCAGGCAAGCAGACGATCTTCTGAGTCCGCAATCTTGAAGGTTCGCTTTCCAAGCAGATCGACGCCCTCTTCATAGGCGTGTTGGCGCCACTCAGGAGATCCGAAGAAAGTGTCAAGTGATATCTGCCATCCTGGAGGGACGTTGCCCGAGTTTGGCATCATCCTCCGGAGTGCCATCCCAAGCGGGAAGTTGACCATCACCTCAATCGCGCCCGTTTTCGCAATTGCTTCGATTGTTCCCCAAGGAACCTGAAGCCCGAACGGGTCGAGGAAGATGTACCCTCGGTGCTCAAACTTCGAAATGCTCTTCAGAAGGTCTTGAAGAATTGAGTTGGCGTCTCCCTGGCGAATTTCGATGGCGCGTCTGCCTTGGTACTCGGACCGGATGCCCTCAAGCTCGGCGACACGCGTCGCGTCCTTCTCTATGAAAACGTAGCGGTCGAAAGGGTTCGTAATGTCGAGCGCAACACGCGGCGAACCCTTTAGAAAGACGACTTCCTGCTCTACGGGGTCGACGGCCTGGTCAGCGAATAACTGAAGAGATTGATCGCTATCCTCGCGTGGCTTACTGCGCACCTCCGACAGGCCAGGCCCCGCAAATGCATCAATGTATATCTTCTGCCACTGTGACTGCTTTTTGAGATATGTCGTATAATAGTTTAGAGCGCGGCTCAGCGCTTCTAGCTTCTCAGCTGCCCAGGGACCAACGCTGCCGTCCTTCGGCCTTTTGCTCATTCAGCGGCGACTTGGTAATTGCAGAGACTCGTTGATGGAAACTGATTCCACTCCGTTCCATCCAGTACGCGCCCACCGGATTTGGGCCGCAGTCCACCCCACTGTTTAAAAAAGAAAGCAACCCCTGCTTCCTGGCACTGGTCGCGAATTTCGCGCACCCAGCTAGGGTCCATGTAGCGAGCCCGCGGACCGCTTTCGCCGCCGACGATAACCCAGTCAATGCCGTTCAGATTGATTTTGCCTACTCGGTCGATCAGCGGTTCGATCGATAAGAAGCGAGTGCCGGCCGGAGTGCCCTGAAGATGCTGCACGCGAGATAGCTTAGTGCCATCTTCGATCGAAATGCCGCACCATATGTGCCGTGGACCGGAGCGCCCCCCGTATCGGCGGCGCAGGAAATTACGCATTAAAGAAGAGCGTTTGGTCAGAACCTGAAAGGTATGCCAGTCCGCACGCTCCATCGTGTCGAAGACGCGCCCAATGAATTCCGCCGGGATCTCCTTATGGAAGAGGTCCGACATTGAATTTACAAAGATCATTTTCGGTTTTCGCCATTCAAGCGGCTGCGTTAGCCTCTCGGGGCGAAGCGTAAGATCGAATCCGTTCTGGAATGGATGTCCTGGAACACCACGAAATCGTTCAGAGAACCGTTCAGCGTAGCAGTTATCGCACCCAGCACTGATCTTCGTGCAACCGGTGACGGGGTTCCACGTCGCGTCTGTCCATTCGATATCGCTGTTCGCTGCCATCATACACCGGAACAAATCAGGAACATTATAGACCTACGAGGATGCGCCGTAAACCCTACCTGACCGTTTATCCATCGGTCTGGGTGGACAGCATCCCACGCTCTCGCGCCAGTTCGCCATTGCTTACCTCCAATGCTTCGCAATCAGGTCGGATGCCCGATCCGCCCAGCGATTGCCGGTGCCCTCGACGTCTAGACGCTTTCGCAGCGTGACCTGCGGGACGAGGATGAAGATCACGACTGTTGATCGCCCGGCGAGGCGGGTGTAAGGCCCACCGCTCCTGGTGCGTCCGATGTTCGCTCTGGCCAGGCCGCGTTTCGTCAATCGCGCATTATCGGCGACAAGCAATGATGGCTGGCCGCGGCGGTAGATGAAGCGCAGCCGCATGCCGGTGCGCCGCTCGAAGCCGCCCGGCGTGATCCGTTTCCTCGCGCCTTCCGGGCTCAGCCCTTTCAAGCCCGCAGCGGGCGTCGGGATCGCAAGCCAGAACCCGCGGCTGGAGCGGATGGTCACGCCGCGATCGAAGGCATCGATAATGTTTGGCGCCTTGGACCAGACGAAGCTAGCCGCCTCGATGCTGACGCCAGACTCTGGGAATGTCTTGCCGCGCCATGTACTGGCGAGGCGCTGGCCGAGACCGGCCTCAACGACATCCGCGCGGAGGTCGGTTTTGAGCCCTTCGGTGATCTCCCGCATGGCGCTTGTGACGGAGCGGGCGATCTCCTCTTCGGTACCGGCGAGCCCTTTGGCGATGTCGTCCGTCTTGATCGTGAAACGCATGGATCACGGCTGCAATGCGGCTTCACAGGTCCAAATGAGACCGAGGCTATCGATGAGGGGCGTTGCGATGATCGCAAAGGTCTCGCCGTTGATCTCGACCGTGTCCCCGGCCGCCGGATTTGCGACCTCGGAGCGGCGCAACTCGATTAGCATTGTCGGCAGGATCGCCCTGCTGTCGCCGAAACCAACCACTTGATCGGGCCGCCGTGTGACAACGCGGACCGCGACACCGGCCGCTGCTCCGGCCGCACGCCAGATGGCGTTGCGGGCAATGTTGGGATCGGCGAAAAGCGCATCGGTGGCCGAAGCGAATACCTCCATCACTTAGTTGCTGGTCAGAATCTTAACCGCAAGGCGCGGCCTCTTGTTCACCGGCAGCGGCGAGGCCTCGGTCTTGACATCGATCGCGCTGCCATCTTGCCGCGCGATCTGGCGGGCGTAGATCGGCAGACCCATGGTGTTGACGGTCTCGATGAGGTTTGCCGGCGCGCCATAGGTCACGAAAGTGTCCATGGTGCCGAGCGGGAAGGCGATGCCTTCGTTCGCCGGAATCAGCGTCTCGGTTGCCCCCGTCGAGAGGGTGACGGTCGCGTTATATTCCTCGAAGACGATGCCCGAGAAGGGGAAGCGGCGGCGGGTGTCCTCGCGCAGCGGCTGCGCCCCGGTCGAGGAAAAAAATTTGTAAGCATCTTCGACCTTGGCATGGCCGATGAGCTTGTCGAAGAACGTTGGGCTCACGAGCGCCAAGACCCCGGTCATGGTCTCGCCTTTGAGCTCGGTCTCGATATCGCGCAGGACCTCGCGGCACTTGGCTTGCACATTCGTGCCTGCGGTGCCGAGGACGAAGTCGACGGACTGCTGGGTCAAGCCGAACTCGGAAAAATAATCGTAGAGTGTGATGCCTGCGCCGTCCTTGACGATGCCGCGGAGCGCATTGACCTCCATATATTCGCGCGTCTGGGCGTGTTTCGCGCGCATGCGGGTGAGCTTGCGCTCCATGACCGTTGCGAGCGGGTCGGCCGCGTCCGCCACCCCAATGCCGCGCACGCCCTGGATATCCTGCGGGGTGATCACGTCGTCATGGGGAATCCAGGGCAGGGTGAAAGAGCGCATCGAGCGGGTGTCGCGGTTGGCAACCGTCGCCGGCCCGCCGAGCGGCACGGTGGGCAAGAGGTTTAGCACGCCCTCGGCCTGCTCGATGATGACGCTTCTTTGGGTCACGCCCTCGAAGCGGAAGAGGCCGAGCTCGCCGAGCCGGGTGTAGATATTGGGCAGGATGTTGATGGCGCTTGTCATCTCGGCGAGCGAATAGCCGCCCGCGTCGAAGGGATTGATTATCGGGGCCATAAGAACGGGTCTCCTTAAAGCAAAAGGCCCCGAAGCGGCGCGCCGGGGCCCAGTGACTATGAGCAGGGTGATGGGGAATCAGGCGGTCTCGCGCGGGACGATACCGGCCGCGGCAAGCTGGCTATGTTTCGCTGTCTTCTCGGCCGCCTGGTCGACGGAAGCGTCGAAGACGAGCGCGGCTTTCGATACGATCGCGGGGCCGCGGGCGGCAATGAGGCCGGTCTTGTCGGCGGCCGTGGCGTCGATCGCCTCGATCAGCACCGCAATCGCCGTCTCGGCCCCCTCGTCGCCGATGACCAGTGCTGCAGGAGAGAGACGGTATTTGCCGGAGGCGGTGATCTTGCCGAGCACGGAGCCCAGCGCATAGTTCGTTCCGGCCTTGAGGGTTATAGTCTCGCGGCAATAGCTCGCGTTGAGCTCGTATTTGAGGAGATCGCCGAGCGTTGGCGACATTGTGAGTGTGGGCATTCTTGGCGCTCCTTACATGATCAGGGACGAGAGACGATCAGGCGCGGGCGGCTGCCGCGCGCTCCTTGGCACGGCGCACGATCGGGCTGTCGCCAGCGGTGTGAGTGGAAGGCGCCGCAGCGATGACGCTCGAAGCTTCCGCGCGCGCGGCAAGCTCATCGAGAACCGAGCGGCGCAACGCCTCGGCGGAGATGCCTTTGCGCATGGCGTCGGCAGCATCGACGGTGACGCCGAGCCTTGAGGCCTGCGCGGCGACGGAGGCGATCTCGGCGTATTCCGCGAGCAGCCTCTCGGCGAGAGCGGGCTCTGGCTCCGGCGCTGGCGCAGGTTCCGCCGCCGCTCCTTGCGCTGGTGATTCAGATGCTCCGGTGGCAGGTGCGGCAGCTGGCTTCATTTGCGGGGCAAGCGGCGGCTCCGGGCTGCTTGCCTCCATTGGAATGTCTTCAGGCTGTTTGGTCTTTGCCGCCATGGACGGGCTCCTTTTCGAAGTTTGATTGACAATGGGCACAAGAGACGCCGTGCGTTCGGTGGAAGCGGCACGGCCTGCTTGCGCCGCCATGGCAGCCGCGAACTTCTCGCGTGCCGCCTTCGGCAATTTCGCGAGCGAGAAATTTGCCGCCATTCGCACGGGCTCGGCGGTCCTGTCGGCAAGGCCGAGCGACACGGCCTCGGCTGCATCCAGCAAGCGGTCCTCGGCCATGAGGGCGGCAACGTCGGCCTCTTTCATGCCGGAGCGCCCGGCATAGGCGGCGGCGAACGTCCTCGCTATCGTCTCCAAATCGGCTGCTGCGGCGAGCAAATCAGCGGCGGCGCCAAACGCGAGCATGCGCGGCTCGTGAATGAGCAAGAAAGAATTTTCCGGCATGACGATCTCATCAGCCGCCATGACGACAAGCGAAGCCGCCGACGCGGCAATGCCGTCGACGCGCGCGGTCACGCGCGCCGGATGCGCCTTGAGCATGTTGTAGATCGCAAGCGCGTCATAGACGTTGCCGCCCGGCGAGTTGACGCGCAGCGTAATCTCTGACACCTCGCCGAGCGCTTTCAACGCCGCGTCGAAATCCTTGGCCGAAACTGTCTCTTCGCCGAAGCAGGACGGGCCGATCTCGTCGTAGATCAGCACTTCGCCCGCGGCCGGTTTAGCGCTGGCGCGCATATCGAACCATTGGCGCATGTTTTCGATCTCTTAAGCCGCGCGCGCAAACTTGCCAAAGCGCTCCTGGGCAGCCTTCCAATAGGCGGCATGCGCTTCCGCGGCTGTTTTGAAAACTCCAAGATGATAAACACGCCCATCGGCGCTTATTTGAGCGACAAATTTCTTAATCGCTTTCTTGTAGTGGACACCTTTGTAGCCGCACTTGTTGTTACTGCGCATTTTCGAATTTCTCACGTTCTCGGCGTTTGTTCCGATCCTCAAATTAGCGAAGCGGTTATCGGAACGATCGCCATTGATGTGATCAATGTGTGCGAGGGGCCAGTCGCCGGTGACATAAAGCCACGCTAAGCGATGCGCCATGTAGAGGCGACGGTTGATCTTGACATGCCAATAGCCGCGAGACTGTCGGCTCCCGGCAATGTCGCCAGCTGAGGTGTTCTTAGTATCCACGCGCCAAAAGAACGTCCCTGTGTCAGCTTGATATTTGAGCAAGCTACGGACCTCTGAGGCCGTAAGACATGCTTCACGCGGCTTTGGCGTTGTCGCCTCCCGCAACAACGTCTTATGCTGCTTGTGGCCCGTCGATCTGCCCGAATGCTTGCGGCGGTGGAGACGAACTAAAGATCAGCCCCAGCGCCCTCTCGCGCTCCTTGTCCGCGGCGATCTGAGTGTCCACCTGTTCAGCATCATAACCGCGTTCGGCGAGCGCCTGCGTACGGCTCTTTAAGCCGGCGTCGATCTGCTCGATCTCGGCGCGGGCGTCCTTCAGTGGGTCAATGGCATCGACATAACTCGGGCCGATGACGGGCGCGACGCGGTTGAACCCCTCGACGCCTTTGACCGGGGCAACCTGGGCAAACCCTGCTTGCCTCGCCCAGGCATAGACCGCGGCCGCCTCATAGCCTGTGTCGATGGCGAGCTTGGCGAGCCCGAGCCTTGGCCCGTTTTCGTGCGGCGGTGCGCGACAAGAGTTCGCTTAAGCGGCTCCATGTCTTGGATTCCTCCGGCCCTCCCTCGATAACGATATGCTCGATGAGCCAGCTCGTGAGTCCGCGCCCCCAGGCCCAGACGGAGACTTCGATGCGGTCCTTCTGGACGTCGGCGCCTGCGGTGAGAAACAGGCCGCCACAGGGCACTGTGCCAAACGCCCAAGATTCGCGCCGCTCATAGAGCCGCTGCCAGTCGGGCGCCTCGCCCGCCTCAATCCAGGTTTCGCCGAGAACGCTGTTCTTGAAACTCCTCTTGGCCTCGTCCGTCGTCTGCGCGGCCTCCCAAAGCCTTGCAATCTCTACCCAGGAGAGCCAGCCAATCGGCGAATAAAGGGCCGAGAGATGGAAGCCGATCGTGCTCGCGTCGGCTGAAGTCTTGGCTGGACGCCATTCGCCCGCACTCAGCATCGCGGTCTTGTGGCGTTCTTCAATCCGGCCTTCACAAGACTCACAAAGATAATGGGCGCTCTCAGGCTTTCCCTTGTCCCACCGCAACCGCTCGAATTTGAGCCATTGGATCGCCCCGCAATGCGGGCAGGGCACGAAAAACCGCCTCTGGTCGCTTGCCTCGAACTCCCGCTCGATGCGCGACACCCCATGGATCGTCGGCGTCGAGGTCAAAAATATCTTCGAGCGCCAGGAAAAGGTCCGGGTGCGCGCTTCCGCGAGCGCAACCGGATCGCCTTCCTCGTCGGCCGACGGCGGATAGGCATCGACCTCGTCGAGGAAGAGATAGCGCGCAGGCATGGAGCGCAAGCCCACTGCGCTGTTTGCTCCCGTAATGACCAAAAGCCCCGCCGGGAACTCTTTCGACAGCACCGTGTTGCCCGCGTCGCGCGAGCGCTGCGGCTTGACGCGCTCGCGTAAGCTGGGGCTTTCGGCAATCAGCGGATCGATGCGCTGGCGCGAGAAACGCTTCGCCAACTCCACCGTCGGCTGGACGGCGAGCATCGGCCCTGGCGCGTGATGGATGACATAGCCGATCAAGTTCGAGCCCGCGGTGGTCGCGCCCACTTGCGCGGACTTCATGAAGACGACGCGCCGGGCCGGATGCGCGGGCGAGAGCGCATCCATGATCGCGCGCATATAAGGCGTGCGGTCCATGCGGTAGCGGCCCGGCTCGGCCGAATCGCGCGGACTCAAATATCGGTGGCGGTCGGCCCATTCGGAAACCGTGAGCGCCGGATCGGGCGCAAGTCCGTCGCGCCACGCGCGAACAAGCTCCTCGGCGCCGTCGAAAACGAAGAGATCATCCAAGACTTCAACAAAATTCCGGCTTCACGTCCGCGAGTTCGGCGATGCGCCCCGCCTTGACGGCTTTGAGCACGGCGACATGGCTTATGCCGCCCGCTCTCGCATAAGCGCGGATCGAAAGGCCCATTTCGGCAGTCAACTCAAGAATAATTGGGTTACGCGCTTAATTTGCTTGGCTCCGGCCGCGAGCAGCGCCTTCATGACGCCATCGAATGGAGATGCGCGATGACGAAGACAATCCTTCCCACAGGCAACCAAATTTGGGGGTTCTGGGGCACCTGCGGTCACAATGGCTACGACCAGCAGATGGCGTGGGAGGCCGGAAGCGATGTGCTGGCCACGGCTTTCGATCTCACCCCTGAGCAAGTGAGAGCACTGCTGGATTCCCGCTTTGGGCGGCATTTTGCCGACGATATGAGCTTCATTCCGGGCGGACCCGTTAGCCGCGACGCAATCGAGAGCCACGTCATGGCGCGCTTAGCCGATCCCCGCTGGCGAAGCTGGGTCGAGAAGGCGGTCCGGGAGGTGTGCAGAGGCTGATTTCCCGCACATCTTTTGCAGTTAGCCCCGTGTCGCGCCGTGTGACCGGGGCTCGGGGCAGTAGGAAGCCAGGATGGTCCTGGCTTGCCTTAAGCATAAGGACTGCCCCCGATGATCAAACTTTCCGACACGCAACTTGTCGTTCTCTCCGCCGCCTGCCAGCGGCGGGACCGATCGATCTATCCGCTGACCGCGAAGCTCTCCGGCGCCGCCGCCGCAAAAGTCCTCGGCAGCCTCATCACCAAAGGCTTCCTCGAAGAGGTGGAGGCCAAGCGCGAGGACACCGTCTGGCGCGAGGACAAAAAGCGTGGCCGCCTGACCTTGAAAGCCACCCCGGCCGCCTTCAAGGCGCTCGGCATTGGCGAAGCCCCGCCCGAGGCAAAGGCCGATGCTGCCTCCGCGCCGGAACATGAGCCCGATTCGGATGACTCCCGCAAGGACAGCGGGACCACACCAAAGTCCCGCGGCACACGCGAAGGCAGCAAACAGGCCAAGCTCATCGCGATGCTGAAGCGCCCCGAGGGCGCCACCATCGGCGAGATCGCCGCAAGCCTCGACTGGCAACCCCACACCGTGCGCGGCGCAATCGCCCATGCGCTCAAGAAAAAACTCGGCCTCGAGGTCATCTCGGAAAAGATCGAGGGGCGCGAACGAATCTATCGCATCAGGCTCTGAAGAGGGCGGTGCGATGAAAACGATCAAAATAAGCGATGCCACCTATCGCGCCCTCGCCCGGAAAGCGATCCTTCCCTTCCACTCGACAGGGACGCGCCAGGCGGACGGCTCCTGGCTCGTGCCGGTCGAAGACGGCACCTATGCGAGGCTTGAGCAGACTCGCGTGCCGGGCGAAAGCGACGATGATCTCTTCAGCGGCTCATCCGCTGCCACAACGGCCGGCAACTGAATTGAGCCGTCTCAAAATACAACGCTGCCGGGCTTCACCGCCCGGCGGCAATCGGTCCCGGATCAGGGTTTAGGCGACCCCGGGATTAAATCCGGGGGCGGAGCGCCTCGAACAGACGCCGGAGCGTGTATGAGCGTAAGATTGACGCGACTGTAAAAATCCCGCCCATGGCGAGATTGCCGGATAGCGTGGCGTTTAATCCGAACCACGGGAAGACAAGAATCTGCGTCATGACGGCAATGCCGTATCCTACTACGACATTGGCCACGGATTCCGCGAGCGACATCAAACGCGATTGGCTCACGCGGCGTCTCGTCCTTTGGCTCGACCCGAGGATCGGGCGAGATCATCGAAGCGCTCGCCGGAGTTTTCGAGCGTTGCTTTGTGGCCGGTGAGCGTCTGCCAGCGCTCGACGATCACGTCGCAATAGCGCGGGTCGAGTTCCAAGAGCCGGGCCTTGCGGCCGGTGTTGCAGCAAGCAATCAGAGTCGTTCCGCTGCCGCCAAAAGGATCGAGCACAATCGCGTCCCGCCGCGAAGAATTTTTTATGGCACGCTCGACGAGCGCGACCGGCTTCATCGTCGGGTGCAGATCGTTCTTCGCAGGCTTGTCGAAGAACCACACGTCGCCTTGATCGCGATCGCCGCACCAGTGATGATTCCTGCCCTCTGGCCAGCCGTACAAAATCGCCTCGTATTGGCGCTGATAGTCCGAACGCCCCAGGGTGAAGGTATTCTTCGCCCAAATGATGAAGGTCGACCAGTGCCCGCCCGCATCCCGGAAAGCCTTCTGCAAGCTGTCAAGCTCCGAGGAGGACATGCAGATATAGACCGCACCCTCGGTGACGGTCAGTATGTTGACGCAGGCATCGTAGAGGAATGCGCCAAATCCTTTCGGCCCAAGCGAATCGTTGAGGATCGGCCGGTTTTTGCCGCGGAGCTTATCCTTCGCCGAATTGGCATAGTTCACGTTGTAGGGTGAATCGCCGAAGGTCATCCCGGCGCGCTTGCCATCGAGGACTGTCTCGACATCGGCCAGCACCGTGGCATCCCCGCAGAGCAGCCGGTGCTCACCCAAGAGCCACAGATCGCCCGGGCGCGTGACGGGCTCAGCAGGCGGCTCGGGAACGGCATCTTCGCCGCTGCCTGTTGCGGCCGCATTGCCTTCGTCGATATTCGCGAGCAAACGGTCAAGCTCGTCATCGGGAAAGCCGAGAAGATCGAGGCTCAGCCCGTCTTCCTTGAGCCGGGCGAGCTCGGCGGCGAGGACCGCTTCATCCCAGGAAAAATTGAGGGCAAGCTGGTTGTCGCAGATCCGATAGGCGCGCGCCTGGGCCTCAGACAAATGATCGAGCCGGATCACCGGGATGTCGGCGAGGCCCAATTTGCGGGCTGCAAGGAGCCGCCCATGGCCCGCGATCAAGACTCCGCGCTCGTCGACAAGGCAGCGGACGTTGAAGCCAAACTCGGCGATCGAAGCTGCTATCTGTGCAACCTGCTCCGGCTCGTGTGTCCGCGCATTCGCGGCATAGGGCAACAGCCGGTCAATGGGCCAGCGCTCGACCTGCAAATCGTCACGCGGCATGGTCGAGCTCGATGCCTCGCTCTGCCGCGACCTCTCCGAAATCTTTTCCCCTGCCATCGAGCGTCACCGGCAGGTCCGAAAACAATTGCTGCCAGCGCCGCACGGCAAGATCGACGTAAACATCGGCAAGCTCGATTGCCCGAACGCGGCGCCCGGTGCGCTGGCCGGCGATGATGGATGTTCCCGAGCCGCAAAACGGCTCAAACACAATTTCATGAGGATCGGTGTAAGCTTCCATCACAAAGGCTGGCAGCCGCCACGGAAAAACAGCCGGATGTGAGACCTCGATCCCACGCTCCTTATGCCTCCGGATGCGGAGCGTCGAATCTGGGATTTTGAAATCCTGGACTGGGCGGCCGGCATGGCTCCATTGTCCGACATGGCCATCCTTATGCCGAATGCCGCCGTGAGCGTCGTTTGTATGTCCTGCCCAAACGCACGGCACAAACTTGCGGGGTTGCCGCGCTACGCGATTGAAGTGGAAGATAAATTCAAAGCTTGGCGCCAATCGTCCGTTCCAGCTTCCTGGCAGGGCTTCTTGCTGATCCCACGTGTACCAACCAAACCGCCGCCAGCCCTGTGCGCGCATCCATTCGAGCCAGTCCTGCCAATAGGGCAGCCATTCGTTGTCGCGGTGAACCAGCCCGAGGTTGACGAGCACTTGTCCGTCTTCCGCCATCACATCGTTGAGATGACGGAACACTTGCATCATCAGGCCATCCCAATCGTCGATGGCCTTGGCCACCCTGACAATCCATAAATGATAACAACCGAATCATGATGTTCCTATTACGTTCGTACACAGGACGCCACCCGGAGTCGAGTCCTCCGCGCCCGGCGACACCATGCAGGCCGCGCTCCTTGAGGCCGGTGAGAAAGTCCCGCCAACTCGACCGGCTCTCGCGGTTGGCGAGGTCGACGCCCAGGATTTGGCGGCGCCCTTCCCAGTCGATGCCGATTGCAATCAGGACGGCCTGCGCATGGATCACGTGATCCACCCGAACTTTTTCGTAACGCGCATCGAGGATCAGATAGGGAAACGGCTCCTCAAGCCGCCGACGCGCAAAACGAGAAAGTTCGCCGTCGAGCTTCTTCACAATCGTGGAGATCGATGACGCCGAGAACGAATGCCCGACGAGCTCCTCTGGGATCGCCTTCACCTTCCGCGTCGATACCCCCTGAATATACATCTCCGCCAGCGCCGCGAGCAGCGCCTTGTCGGAGCGCTGATAGCGCTCAAACAGCTCGGTCGAGAACCGCCCCTGGCGGTCTTGCGGCACACGAAGCTCGATCTTGCCCAACCGCGTCACGAGCCCTCGTGTATAGTAACCCGATCGGTAGCCGAGCCGGCCTTCCGTTCGCTCATTCTTGGCCGCGCCCACCGCCTCCGTCATCTCGGCTTCGAGGACCTCTTGCAACACGCCCCGGAACAGCTCCTTGAGCCCCCCCGATCCGCCAACAACGCCTCTTTCGCTAACTTTAGGACAGTCCTATCTTCGACCTTGGTCATGGTGGTCTTCGCCTTCGGCGCGGTCGTCGTCACAACCACCGGACCTACCATGACCGCCGGGCCTTAA